CTTCGAAAAGATGCCAAAAAATATTCGCAACATGTTAACGCCGCCGCGAGCTACCACGCAACGCGATCCCCAGCAACCACAAATGCAGCAGCCGGTGGTGAGCCAACCTCCCGTAATTGACGAAAACACCATTCGTGCTCAGGTAATCGCTGAGCAAAAGGATCGCGTTAATGGTATTAACAACCTCTTTGCGATGTTTGGTGGTAAACACGCCGAACTGCAGGCGCAGTGTGTAGCAGATATGGATTGCTCTGTCGATCAGGCTAAAGACAAACTGCTGGCGCTGCTGGGTAAAGATGCTTCACCATCGGCGAAAACCACGCCAGCGCATATTCATGCAGGTAACGGTAATTTTGTCGCCGATGGTATTCGCCAGGCATTGATGGCGCGTGCCGGATTTGAAGATCAGGAACGTGACAATGTCTACAACGGCATGACCCTGCGTGAATATGCCCGCATGGCCCTGACTGAGCGGGGAATTGGCGTATCCAGCTATAACCCGATGCAGATGGTAGGGCTGGCGCTGACGCACAGCACCTCTGATTTTGGCAACATCCTTCTTGATGTCGCCAACAAATCGATTTTGCAGGGCTGGGACGAAGCTGCAGAAACCTTTGAACTGTGGACAAAGAAAGGCCAGTTGTCGGACTTTAAGACAGCGCATCGTGTGGGGATGGGCGGATTCCCGTCTCTGCGGCAGGTTCGCGAAGGCGCTGAATATAAGTATGTGACTACCGGCGATAAAGGTGAAACCATCGCGCTAGCCACCTACGGAGAAATTTTTTCCATCACTCGCCAGGCAATCATCAACGATGATCTGAACCAGCTCACAGATGTACCGATGAAAATGGGCCGTGCCGCTAAGGCGACTATCGGTGACCTTGTTTACGCCATTCTGACCAAAAACCCAAAACTCTCAGATGGTAAGGCGTTATTCCACGCAGACCACAAGAACCTGTCCACCGGTGCTATTTCCGTCAGCAGCCTGGACGATGCACGTAAACTGATGCGCCTGCAGAAAGAGGGAGAACGATCTCTGAACATCCGCCCGGCATTTATGCTGGTGCCGGTCGCGCTGGAGACACTGGCTAACCAGACGATTAAATCAGCGAGCGTAAAAGGGGCGGATATTAACGCCGGGATTATTAACCCGATCCAGAATTTTGCAGATGTGATTGCAGAGGCCCGCCTTGACGAAGCTGACGCAAAAGCCTGGTATCTGATGGCGGCAAAAGGGACGGACACCATCGAAGTTGCGTATCTGAATGGTGTTGATACTCCTTACATTGATCAACAGGAAGGGTTTACCACTGACGGTATCGCTACAAAAGTTCGTATCGATGCTGGTGTGGCGCCGCTTGATTACCGCGGCCTGGTGAAATCCAGCGGCCAGTAATCATTACAGTTCTGAAAACGACGCCCGGAAGGGCTTTTTTTATACCTGAAATCAGCCCTGCGGGGCTGACAGGAGACGTTATGGCTAAAAATTATGTGCAAGACGGCAAAACCATCCCCGTGAAAAATTCTGGTACCGAGGAAATTCTCAGTGGTACACCCGTTTCTTTAGGCGGAATGATTGCGGTTGCAATTACCGATATTCAGGCAGGTGATGTAGGCGACGGATTCGCTGAAGGTGTCTTTCTTTTACCTAAGCTGCCAGCTGATGCCGTGACCGCCGGGGAAAAGGTATATCTCAAAGCTGGAAATGTTCAACTGGATGACACCGATGCGGTGTTAGCCGGGACTGCCTGGGAGGATGCTGCGGCAGGCGTTACCGTCCTGGAAGTCAAAATCAATGGCTAATGCCTTTGACAATATGGCTGACAGAATGGATGAACTGACGGCGAAAAGGCTGGGCAGAACGGTGACTATTAATGGCGATGAGCATATTGCTGTTGAAAGTCACCTGCTGCCTGAGCTGGGGCCGGTCGCTGGGGATGGGATTAACCTGGTTATCTTCAGCGCAGGCTATCAGTCGGCGCGGGGAGATGAGGTTATTTATAAAAGTCAGGTTTACACCGTTACCCGATGGCTCCTCTTTAATGGTAAGCCGCAAATCTGGATTGAGGAGGTCACAGGTGACGATTAAAGGGCTGGAAGAGCTCAGGCAGAACCTGAGCAATATCAGTAAAAATGCCATTCCTCGGGCGACATCCCAGTCCATTAACCGGGTGGCTGGAAGGGCAATCAGCCGCAGCTCTACGCGCGTGGCGAAAGAGACTAAGGTTAAGCGAAAACTGGTCATGCAGCGCGCCAAACTTAAACGGGCAAGCCCTAAAAAACCAATGGCTACCATCCGGGTAAATCGCGGCAACCTCCCGGCGATAAAGCTGGGGCCAGTACGAGTTCAACTTTCACGGCGAAAGCGCGACAACGGTAGTTCTGGAAGCGTTCTGAAGATTGGGAATTTCAGCTTCCCTGGTGCTTTTGTGCAACAGCTTAATAATGGTCGCTGGCATGTTCTTCGACGAACCAGTAAATCTCGTTACCCGGTAGAAGTGGTGAAAGTACCTCTGGCCACCCCCCTGACTGCTGCATTCAAAGAAGAACTTCCCAAACTGATGGCATCTGATATGCCAAAAGAAATGATGGCTGCGATCAAAAATCAGATAAGGCTGGTAACAAAATGATTCACCCGCAAGTACGAAAAGCTGTTCTGGATAAACTGAAGTCAATCAACCCCGGAAAAATATTCTGGTATGACGGTCGGCCAGCTTTCCTGGCTCCAGAAGAGTTACCTGCGGTCGCTGTATATCTTACTGATGCAAAGGCGACGGGCGGCAGTATTGATGAGGAAGAGTGGGAGGCTGTCCTTCACATTGAAGTATTCCTTAAAGCAACTGCTACCGATAGCGAGCTGGATAAATGGATGGAAACCCGCATCTATCCGGCCATGGCTGACGTTCCTGAGCTTGCCAGTATCGTTGAAACCATCAGCGTTGCCGGGTACGACTACCAACGTGACGATGAAGCCACTACATGGGGCTCCGCCGATCTCCAATATTCCCTGACTTATATTATGTGAGGACTATATGCCAACTCCAACACCTACCACGCCGACGAAAGGTGCCGGGACAACTTTTTGGATTTATACCGGAACTGGTGATCCCTACGATGATCCGTTAAGTGATGTCGGCTGGACACGAACGGCAAAGGTTAAGGAATTAACACCAGGGGAACTGACCGCAGAGTCCTATGATGATTCCTATATTGATGATGATGCGCCTGACTGGGATGCAACAGCTCAGGGTGTTAAGTCAGCCGGTCAAACCAGCGTAACACTTGCCTGGAAACCTGGTGAATCTGGCCAGAAGGATCTGGTTGACTGGTTTATGAGTGGTGATGAAAAATCTTACAAAATTAAATATCCAAATGGGGCAGTTGATGTTTTCACCGGCTGGGTAAATAGTTTGGGTAAGACTATTTCACGAAACGAAGTTATTACCCGTAGTGCACAAATCACCAATAAAGGTAAACCTTCTCTGGCTGAAGATAACGCATCGACTAACCCTTAATATATTCATCAGCGGTGCTAAGGCACCGCGAAAGGTAATGAAATGACTTATCTTAAAAAAGACACATTAAATCCCGATGGTGAGAATATTTTACTGTTTGAGTTATCGGCTTACAGTAGAATGCAATATATTGAATTTATGGTTGAAGAGAGGAAGTCATTACCGTCAGAGGAAAGCACACCTGAAGAAAACTTTAAATTGGCCACCTTGTTGACTATGCGTGATCAGGCCATGCTCGTTGCATTGTCCTTGAGCGAGGCTGATGAAGAGCAACGTGAAGGGAAAGATATTTTCCCTGAAATTATACGAAAATATCCACCAGGGTTATTGGGCAGCGCTGCATTACTTGTGCGTATGCTTTCAGGGATGATCCCACCAGTTAATAATGACACTGAGAAAACTGAAGAAGAGGAAGAGCCAGATTTGGAAAAGTCCTGACCCGCTCACGTCGCTTTGCTATGCGATTAGCCAGGGAGTTTGGACGGCCAGACTGGCGCGCAATGCTTTCGGAAATGTCTTCCTCTGAATGGTTCGAATGGATTGAGTATTACCAGGATAATTGTTTTAGCGACGACCTCCTGGACTCTCATTTTGCCAATCTTAGTTATCTTGCTGTCAGTCTCTTTACCGATCCGGATAAACACGGAATTACCTCCCTTGATTTTAGTTTGTTATCAAAACGTGAGGGAGAAAGTGAGTTGGATTCAGACGAGCAACTTATGTCGATAGCCGAAAGCATTCCTGGAGGAGTTCGCTATGTCCCAGCCAGTGGGTGATCTGGTCGTTAAAATTGACGGCGATAGCGCAAAATTTGATGAGGAAGTTGCTCATCTGAATAAGCAGCTGAGCGGGTTAGGTAGAGCCGCGAACGACAGTACAGCGCAGGTCACCGCAGCTTTCACGCGGCAGGAGCGTGCTGCAAAACGTGCTGGTATTTCAATCGGCCAATACAATAATGCAATGCGTATGTTGCCTGCGCAACTTACTGATGTCGCAACTCAGTTAGCTGGTGGGCAGAGCCCATGGCTAATTTTGCTCCAGCAAGGCGGTCAGGTTAAAGACTCATTTGGTGGCCTGATCCCAACATTTCGAGGATTACTTGGAGCTGTAAGCCCGTTGGCCGTTGGGGTTGCAGCTTTGACCGCCGCAGGTGCCGGAATTGGATATATCTTCTATCAGGGAACGTCAACCCTTTCCGATTTTAATAAGACGTTGACGCTATCAGGCAACACGGCTGGTCTGACTACCGACAGAATGCTGGCACTGGCAAAATCGGGACAGCAAGCAGGACTCACCTTTGATCAAACCACTGATTCTCTGACTGCATTAATTAATGCTGGCGTGGGGGCGGGTGCGCGTTTTGATGAACTAAGCCAGTCAGTTGCAAAATTTTCTACGGCATCTGGTATCCCCATTGAAAAGGTTGCGGAAGCGTTCGGGAAACTGACCAATGACCCGACATCCGGCCTGATTGCGATGGCGCAACAATTTCATAATGTGACAGCCGAGCAGATTGATTACGTTGCTCAGTTACAACGTTCAGGAGATGAAGCCGCTGCACTTCAGGCGGCTAATGATGCGGCGACGAAGGGATTTAACACCCAGACTCAGAGCCTGATCGATAACATGGGAACGATTGAGCGCTCTGCTGATTCGTTGAAACGCGCGTTTAAATCCATGTGGGATGCTGCTCTGGATTTGGGGCGGCCTGACACCGCAGGGGAGATGGTAAGCAAGGCGCAATCAGCTTTTAAGCAGGCTGATGACATCTGGAATCTCAGGAAAAATGATCGCTATGTAAACGATGAAGCCAGAGCCCGTTTCTGGAATGACAGGGAGTCGGCCCGACTGGCTCTTGATATGGCGCAGCAGCAAGCAGGTATTGCCAAAGCCAGCGCAGCAGCGGCCGAAAAGGAAGCGGAGGCAGAATCTGAAAAACAGAAATATGCCGCTCAAGCACAAGCCAATTATGCTAAATCGCAGACTGCGCTTGAAAAGTATACTGCCAGGCAGAATGAATTAAATAAAGCTCTGAAAGAAGGACATATCCTACAGGCTGATTACGCCATCAATATGGCCGCAGCCAAGAAAGAATATGAGGCCACCTTAAAAAAAACGCCGAAACCAAAAGGCGTTAAAGTTTCTGCTGGTGATCGTTCTTCTGATCAGACTGATGCCGAAACCCTGCAGTTGATGACGCAGTTAAAGTTGCTGCAACAGCATACGGGGCTTAACGATACCATCAGTCAGCAACGCAAAAATTTGTGGTCTTTACAGTCAAAATTCGCGGTTATAGAAGAGGCGTCGAAAACACGCGCGCTGAGTAAAGAGGAACAATCTTTACTCGCCAGCAAGGATAAGGTTCTGGCGCAGGCTGAGGTTAATGCGAAACTTGGCGATCAGATCGTTGCTCAGGAACGTCTTAATAAGCTTCAGGATAACTCGTTAAAATATGTTACTCAGATGCAGGAAAAGACTGCTGCACTGACAGATAGTGCTGGGTTAAGTGACAAGGACGCACAACGTAATAGAGAGAGGGCGCAATTAAGGCAGGGATGGAAAAATCAGGGGGGAAGCCTGGAAGATGAAGGGTATCAGAAAGAGCTTTCCGCACTTGAGGGTTATTACGCTGCACAGGATGAAATGCGTAATAACTGGTTGGCCGGCGTTCAGTCGTCATGGGAAAACTATGCTGACATGGCCACCAATTACAATCAGATCGCTGCGGATACAACCAATACTGCGCTCGGAGGAGTAACAAGCAATCTCCAGCAGGGGTTATATGATCTTGCAACTCAGTCTGAAGATGCTGGCGATGCCCTGAGTAACATGGTTGAAGGTTTTGGTAAAACAGTCATCCAGACCCTGGCCCAGCTTGCTGCACAATGGCTGGTATATCAGGGGGTGCAGCTGCTTGTCGGGAAAACAACACAAGCTGCAGCTGCAGACCCTATGATCACTAATGCACAGGCTACAGCAT